AATGATTCTTGAGAACTTGCAAAAGTATATACAAAGGGGGCAGAAGAATACGGAGACAGGAACTGGGAAAAGGGAATAAAGTTCTCAAGAATCATTGCAGCTATTTTTCGACATATTACATCTTGGATTCTAGGAGAAGGGTTTGATAAGAAGAGTGAGTTACATCACTTAGCCCATGCTGCTTGGGGATGTTTGGCTATAGTTGCTTTTCAAATAAGGGGAAAGAATAGTTTTAATAACATTCAAAAAGATTGGTTGCAGCTAGACGGAGATGCTCCTAGAATAAGAAAAGCCTCAATTGTAGGGAGCATAAAAAATGAGTAGTTCAGGAAAAGGACATGATTTTGAAAGAGCTATAGCAAAAGTGTTGTCTCTTTGGTTTAGTCAAGGAAATAATGATAATGTTTTTTATCGAAGCCAATCTTCAGGAGCAAGATTTACATCAAGGAGAAAAACGGGGAAAGATACTGTTTTGCAAAGCGGAGACATTACTTGTTCAGATCAAGAAGGAGAACTTTTAATTAAATCATGGTCAATAGAAATAAAAACAGGGTATGGAATAAAAAAGAAGAAAGAAGAAAAAACAGAAATAGTTAGATGGGATGTTTTGGATTTCCTTGATTCAACACAAAAAAAGCCTGTTTTACAAAAGATGTGGAATCAATGTAAACGAGATGCTGATTTGACAAACAAAATTCCTGTTCTTATCTTTAGAAGAAACAATAGAACACCTTGTATTTGCTTTACTGATAAATATTTTTATGTGTTACTTGATTTCTTTGGAGGTCAATGTCCTGTTTATATTTGTTCCATGAACCTTGTTATTCTGTCTCTTACTGACTTTTTTGAATGGATTGTGGATATTAGACCTGCATTATTTCTTCATTCCAGAATAGAACAGAAAAAACCTGTGCTGTTGAAAAAACAGCAAAAGCTATTTACTTGAGGAAACAAAAATGATTAAGACCTGCGAAATATCAAATTTCCAAAGTCATAAAAGCACATTCCTTGAGTTTGTTCCAGGAGTAAATATCATAACGGGTGCCTCGGATTCTGGAAAAAGTGCAATCTTTAGGGCTTTATTTTGGGTTTTAAATAATAGACCTTTAGGAAATGAATTTAATTCTTGGTTTTCTAAAGATAAAGAGTCCGTCAATGTAGGAATAGAGTTTGCAGAAGGAACTTACATTTCCAAAGAAAGAAAAAACAATAAAAATACTTACGATCTAAATGGTACACAATTTGAAGCATTAAAATCTGATGTTCCTGAAGATTTAAAAAAGATCACAAATATTGTGGACTACAACATTCAAACCCAACATCAACCTTATTTTCTTCTTCAAGACACTCCCGGAGAGGTTGCACGAAAGTTTAATGAGTGGGTGGGTCTTGATATTATTGATCGAGCTTTTTCCAAGATAAACTCAATTGTAAGCATAGCAAAAGGAAAAATAACTGACTATGATATTGAAATTACTAAGTTAAACACTAAAGTCGAAGAATTAGCCTTTTTAAATGAAATAAAGGTCATTGTAGAGAAACTTGAACTCCTGACTGCAAATCAGGAAAAGAGCAGTTCCGAGTACCTTAGAATTGATGGGACAATCAAATCTATAGAAACTCTGCAAGGACAAATTGAAGAACTTATTTATGATGAAACTCTTGAAAATGAAAAAGACTTGATTTTGAAGTTAATTTCTATTCGAACAGATAGTCAAAAAGCAATTTCTACTCTTGATAACCTTCTGATGTCAATTTCAGAATCAGAAGAAACTTTACAGGCTGAGTCTGAATGGCTTCAAATTGAAGAAGAGCATAAAAAGATTTCTTCTTTATTTCCTCTTATTCAAGAAAAAGAAAAGAAAAATGCAGTTCTATTTAAAACTCTTATTTTTTTAGAAGAAACAACTAAAGCGGAAACAGAAGAAGAATTGAAATTGGAACGATTTATTTCCCAATATAAATCACTGTTAAGTAAAGCTGACGTTTGTCCTATCTGCTTTGAACCCATAACACCTACTTCTTTAAAATATATAGAGGCTAATATATGAAATATCTTATTGCAGGTGATTTACATATAACTTCTAAAAATCCAGAGAATCGAACAGACAATTATTTTGAAACCCAAATCCAAAAAATAAATTATATTGTGGGTTTAGCTGTTCAGAACAAAGCTACTTTACTTCTTCCAGGAGATGTTTTTGATTCTTATAAGCAATCAAATTTAGTTCTCCAAACATATATCAACATATTTTCATGTTCAGAAGTTCCTATTTTTACTGTGCTAGGGCAGCATGATATGAAATATCATTCCGATGATACTGATGACACTCCTCTTGCAGTTCTTGAAGCTGCAAATGTTTTAAAAATCATTCCAAACAACACTCCTATTTATGATGGGTTGCATATATATAGGGCTTCATTTGGAGAAGAGATTCCAGAAATACTTGATTTCCATATGTACAGTATTCTTCTTACTCACAGAATGATTATTCATAATGATAAGATTTGGGATGCTCAAAAAGGTTTTGATTATGCTGAAAATCTGCTTAGAAAGCATGAGTTTGATTTGATTGTTTCAGGTGACAATCATAATTATTTTCATGCTCAAGTAGGCAATAAACATTTATTCAATTGCGGAAGTTTAATGAGAGCAACAACAGCTCAATTAGAACACATCCCAAAAGTTGTTCTGTTCGACACTGAAACAAGCAAATATAAAGAATTTGAAGTACCAATCAAACCGATTTCAGAAGTTTTTAATCTTGAAAGAATAAAAGAAAAGAAGGAAAGAACAGATAAATTTGCTTCTTTCATAAGCGGATTATCAAACACTAAAAGTATGTCCTTATCTTTTGAAGATAATTTAACTCAGTATTTAAAAGAAAATAAGGTTGAAAAAGGTGTTGCTGATCTATTAAAGGAGGTTGTGAGTGAATAATATTATAAATGATTTGGAAAAGTTATCAAAGCAAATTGAAAGTTCAAAGATGCAAAAAGCTTCTTTGACAGGGAAATTGGAAGAGCAGATGAAAACTCTCAAGGAACTAGGGTTCCGTTCGATTGTAGAGGCTAAGAAAGCTCTTGTTTCTCAGCAAGCAGAACTCACTAAGCTTGAAAAAGAAATTGAGGGAAAATACTCTGTATTGAAGGCTCAATATGAATGGTAAATTACAACTAATAAAAAATAGATTGATTGAGGAAATGGCTAAACGAAAAGTTTATCAATCCCAAGCACAAGAAGTTTTTGATAAACGAGAAGAACAAAACACACGCTACGAAAATGCCCAAAAAGCAAGGAGTGTTATCCAGGCAGTAGCAGAACAGACCCAGCAGCATATTGAGATACAAATCAGCACAGTAGTTTCTTCTGCTTTAGCTGCTGTATTTCCTGAGCCTTATGAATTTAAACTCAAATTTGTTCAGAGAAGAAATAAAACTGAAGCAGATTTGCTGTTTATTAAGAATGGGAATGAGTGTGATGATATACTTGCTGTAGGAGGAGGAGGAGTTGCTGATGTAGTAGCAAATGTTGCATTTCCTCTTGCTATTTGGAGTATCAGAAAAACAAGAAATACAATGTTGTGGGATGAGCCAAGCAAGTTTCTTCATAATCCTGAGTACCAAGAAAAAGCATCTTTATTGATAAAAGAAGTCTCAGAAAAATTAAATCTTCAAATAATAATGATTTCTGATCAAAAAAACATCCTAAAGAAAGCTGATAAAATATTTTTTGTAGAACAAACAAAAGGAGTTTCCGTTGTTTCATACTAGGTGTGAGGAAAGCCACTATGGATAAAGAATGTCATGATAGCACTGGTCTCCCGGCTACCCGATTTGGCATTTTTATTATTTTACCACAAGGAGGACGAGATGGGAGCAAAATTAAGGGATTTGATAGGCAAGACGATGGCAAGAGTTGAGAACAACCATAATGAGGAAATCATATTCACGACAGACGAAGGAAAGAAATACAAATTGTACCATGAACCGGAAGGCTGCGAAAACGTCTCTGTTGAGGAAATCATTGGGGGCCTCTCTGATTTAGTCGGATCTCCAATGATTGAAGCGGAAGAGGTCAAAAATCCCAAAGGAATAACAAAAGAAGAGCAGAATCGTAGTTTTACTTGGACGTTTTACAAATTTGCCACGGTAAAGGGATTTGTGACAATCCGATGGTATGGCGACAGCGGATACTATAGCGAGGGCGTATCTTTTTGTGAGTGCTAACGCAGTAATAAAGCACGAACCAATGCCTGTGCCTGAAATGCGACGGAGGAAATCCCCGTCGCCTTGATTTTATTGTTATCTGTTTTGCTACAGGAGATCGGAAATGGACATAGGGGCGGGATGGATTATCTTTATTATTTCAGCAGTGTTGTATGTAGCCCTACTAATTGTAGATCACTTTAATGCGGCAATGCACGGATTTAATGAGGACGGAACATACGGAGAGGGGCACCATGATCACAGTTGGCATTGAAGTTAACGCAAAGGTAAGCGGCGCTCCTGGGCGTCCACTATAGTGACTGGTTATGCGAGGTAATTTTATGAAAAATTCTTGCCCGATGACTGATGCTCGCTGGAATGTTCTCAATAAAGTCCATGGCCGCCTTGAGGAAATGGATAAAAAGGGAATCGACTTCTTTGACTCCATAGACGAGTTGAGAGATGAGTGGAAACGGTTCAAACAAGAAAGTAAACTCATAAAAGATGGTCAGGGTAGGGATTATTAGTGGCACATAACAATGAGATGAGGCGGTGGGCCTCATACTTTCAATGAAAACCACGGCGGCTATTCCTGTCGCCTTCATTTAATTGTGTATACGTTATAGGAGGATGGGGAAATGATAGTACGATCAATAACCGGTGAAGACGAAATAAACGATCTTCTTACGGGTGCTATGACTGCAACCATTGGGACCCTTGTTAAGGAGCATTGTTTGACAGAAAAACAGGGATATAGTTTCTTAGACCATCATCTGTGCATGTTAGCACCTGCCGATGGAGGATTTAAGTCGTGGTTTAAACGCATGTGGCCAGGATTCAAAGAAGCTAAAATTCTTGTAGCGGTGGTATAACGCAGTAATAAGCGGGCGGCCACGAATATGAATAGAAATGCGACCAGCGACATTCCCACTCCGCTTGATTTAATTGTTATGGGGGTTTTATTGTGATTGATCCCAGAAAAGGAGCGAAAATGGAATACATGGTTTTTACAGATGTTGAAGGTCGGCCTTTTACCGTGGAATGCCTGTCCCTCTACGAGCAGTTGAAAAGGCATTCGTTCAAGTTGTTCGGCTTTGATATACCGTCCATACTTGAGCTACGGAGACAATATTGCTTGCGCCTGGGGCCACTGGAAGCGACTCTGGAAACAGTAAGAGAAGCATTTAGAGTCACGCCATAGTTGGAGTTAATTGATTGTTATATGGTTTTTTCGGTACTTGAAAGATAGGGAGATGACTATGAATATTTTATGCCGGATAGGGATACATAAATACATATTGCGGGAACTCCAGTATGACGAGAAGCCCACAGCAAACCCGACGCACCTAATGACCATACTGGAAAGGTGTCAATGCGGTAATGTACGGATAGCTCCACACGGAGACAGCCTTCCGACTACGATGGTTGCCAGTACAAAATTTATAGACAGATAACAGTGCAATAGGCATAATTATTGATATTGGGATATGATAATTCTGCCTATTGCGGGGGCACGGTTTTTGAAAGGAGAGGAGGAACTAATGATGGACTTTACAAAAATGTCTCTGGAGGAAATCGGAAACGAATTAAACAGGATAAACCATACAGACCGCTGTACGTTTGAGGATCGGGCAAGGAAGGCCATGCTCGATGCTGAATATGCCAGGCGGAAATCGGAGGAGTTGAACAGTTCGCTGGTCAGCAAGAACCCATCTATTTAGCTGCTGCGCCTTTTAGCTTATCAAAGCTACGCAACCCACCCATACCGACCATCCCCAGCGTGAATCCAATCATCTGGCAACACGGCAACCTTGCCTGTCTTAGCCATTTTGATAATTCTCCTTTAGCTTATTTTAACCATTACCTTTAGTTTTGCCGTATTCTCTTGCGGCCACATATCCGAGGTATCCGACACCAAATGTTTGCCACATAATATCAGGGATAGCCTTAAATCCGTACTGAACATTAGCATAAAATTTTATCATCTGTGCAGGGAAGAATACCCCTACGAATGGAGCTGCTAATGTCAGACATAGAACAACTATATAAAAAACGTACATGAAAGATGGTCTTGCGCGGGAGGTAAATTTATCACTTGAGGAAGCTTCTGCGACGAGAACGGACACCCTGCCTTCCTCTATCTTGCCTTCCAGCTCCGCGAGCTTAAGGGAAATTTCGGCTGCTTTATCGGAGCTAATCGGTTCTTTGCCAGTTATGGCGGTACGAATATCTTTTGCCAAAGTTCCTATGCCGCTAAACAAACCGCCAATATCTAAATTTGCTAATGATATTCCCATTTACTTGCCCTCCCCGTAACTGTAATGATTGCCGTCGGCCCGTTTAAAGCGCCCGCCCCATGTACATTTAGGATCAAGACTTTCCCAATGCTCTCCAAGGAACTTATGTGCCTCAGTTGTTTGAAGCCATACGCCGTCTTTAAAGAGATTTAAGTCAACGGCTAACCGAGAATAATGAAAGCTGCCCGCGACGTGCCCGGTCTTGGCCCAAGCATCACCGAAGGTTAGCTCATATCCTTGCTCGTAAGCCCACAGAATCATTTTTCCTACAAGTTTAGTGAACACTCGCTGATCATTCCCTATTGACATCTGTCGCCTCCTTTTATCCCGTTCGCTTCCTGCAATATTTCTAACACTGAAATCTTTATTGATTTACATCTTGCCTTTGTACATTCCGCACACGAACACATGGCGCCACCAAATCCATCCGGAGGTGATGGTTGGTTTGCGTGTATATTGTTCAGCCACATACCGAATTCTCCTTATCATTCTTGATTTCGAACCGCTCAACCCACTGGTACTTACAATCATGGCATTCATAGGCCACGAAATACATGCCTATGTTATGGCCTATGCGGTCACTCTGGCAGCGGGGGCAACAGGCCTTGTTTTCCATTTTAAGGCCTCTCCCACGCAACAAACGCCTTGATGGGCGCGCATATATTGGTTGTTTTTATGAGACTAGAACTAAGGGTCTTGTTGCTATAGGTTATAAATACAACCTCGTCTCCATTCGTACAGAGACGCCTGTTCCACTGCTCGCTCCACGGTTGGTTATGAGTTGTAATTTCCACTTTGGCCTCCTCTACCATTTCCATTGTCCAAGGTTTGTGAAAAGGATTTTCAGCGCCCCAAGAGTTATCACCCCCAAGAGCAGCCCGACTATGTACGTCTTTACCGTACCCACATTAATTCGGTTTCTTAGTTCTACTGCCTTGTTTTCTTCATGGATTTTCAAGGCATTAGCTGTTGCCGTCGCTATCCCTTTTCGGTTAGCCTCGTCTAAGTGAATTTCCTCAAACAACTTTGCGCAGGATAGCCGATGATTATTGAACTCAGCGTTAAAGGCATCTATCCGGTTGTGTACCCCGTGAAAGCCGTCGTGCATTGTGCTTAAAAGTGTCTCGTATTCTGTCGCCATTACATCGTCCTCCTCAAGTCAAAGATGTTAACTCAAAACGGGTGAATCCCCTTTCCCTGATTATGCAAGACCATTGTGCCTTCAACTGCTGCATTGCCCCCTATGATGTATCGTCTCCAGTTCGGTGGGCAAAAGTAAAGCACGATGGGTTGGAGAACAAATAAATTAAGGGCAAAGTAGGTGTTAACCTGGCCCCTGGATGGGTGCCCATTCCCTCCCATGAGCGTGTTCATTTCCCTGTGATCATTGGGATAGTCCGCTATGTGCAGGGTCTGGCTCCAATCCATAGCAGAGACGATAGTGCCAACTACGAGAACAGTTGTGTCTGCGTGCGTCCACGTGCCTTTCTTGTTTGCTTCCTGCATTGTTGCACAGGAGGACAGCAAACACGCACAAATAATGGCAGTAACCGCATAGGGTTTTCCATTGTTGAATAATCTGCTGAATAACTTCCCTAGCCAGTGGTTGTATTTATCCATTATTTCCTTGCTTTCTTTAGTGTCGCAACTTCAGCGGCCAATTCCTGCACAGCCTTCAACAGGATCGGGATAAGAACAGATTGCTTAATTGCCTTCGTTACCGTTCCAGTAGGTCTGAGAATCATGGGTCTGTCGGATTCATCTTCAGTATATTCTTCCGTCCGAGGAACTCGGTGTAGTACAGGGGTAATGACATCCGGTGTTACAGGTTCAAGAACATTTCCATTTTCATCAAGCACTTCGGGCTTTCCCGGAATCGTGTCGAATATCTGATTGCCTTCTTCGTCGTAAAGCGGAAAAATATCAAACAGAGGAGTTTTCTTTTCTACTGTAGTTGTGATGGTCTTTCTGACATACTTTCCCTCAACCTCAACGATCTCGGTCTTGATTTTTTCCACCTCAGAAACTTCTTCCACTTGTCGGGTCTTAATGGACGGCTTCCAGTCGGGGTCGGGAACACGCTCCATATCAGGGGCACTTTTGACAAGGCCGGGGAATACTGTTTCCATCTCCTGCGCTACCAGGCCGATCTGCTTAAGATCGCTACCGATAAGGTTGAAGTTTCTAACCTTGAGTTTCAGAATGTCGGATAACTTTGCGGTTGCATCCCTGATGTTGTCCTTAACCTTTTCATCTGAGATGGTTCCATACACGCCAGCAGAGTTGAGGATGTCTCCATCAGTGTCGATGGTGATTACGTTAGCTTCAGCAGAATCACGACCTACGAAGATAAGAGTAGAGCCGTCAGCGGTGGCTCCCTTGACAGTAAGTTGACCCACAGCAGGTGTTCCGTCTAAGTCCGTCGTCCCGACGGCGACATTGCCGCCGAAATAAGATGTTCCCTTAACCACATCTAACGACAATCCTCTTCCGTCATTATCTATCCATAGAGCATCGCCGCTTGCAGCAGACCCATCCTGATGTATTCTCGCTAACGGGACAGTATTTGAACTATTTGAGTAGACGACAAAGGCTGTTTTATTTGTTGTTGCTGTATGTACTTCTAACTTTCCATCCCAAGCATTTGCCGTCGTCCCGATGCTGACGTTGCCGGTTGTTGGTTGTAAGATTACATAACTAGTCGTCTTCGTTGCTGATGATGTCCCTTCAATGGTAATATCTCCATCGGCGGCAGATGATCCATAAACTACGGGAGTGGTAATCTGAGTTGTAAATGTGGGACTCGCTAATGGTGCCTTCAGTGCCAGTGCATCAAAGACAGAATTCCCATCCGGAGCATGGGTTGTGTCGCCGTCGGAGATGGAGGAGGCGATCTTTGCTTGTACCCCAGCAGCAGTAACAGCCTTTGCTGTGTCTGTGCCGGTAACAACCTCTGCGGTTGTGGCTAAAGCAAGCACGCCTTTGGCTCCTTCAGTCCCAGCGGTGCAATTTGATAACACGCCTGACGAAGGGGTGCCAAGGGCAGGAGTGACGAGAGCAGGAGAAATAGACATTACAACACTGCCTGTTCCTGTCATAGGATTAGAAACAAGGGCTTTAGAAGCATTAGTAAATACAGGAAGAGAAGCTGTCAACCCGCTTAAAGTTACTCCTACATATGTGGGGGAAGAAGAAGTAAGCAATGATTGATTTATCCTTGCATCAATCAAAGTAATTGCATTATTAAGAAAAGCAGGCCAATCAATATCTCCTGCACTTATTAAAGGAAGATTTAAATTAGGAGTAAAATCCCGATTGATTTGATATAATTCCCCTGATCTTGTTATTCCTGAATATGGTGTTGACAATTCAAGATTTGTATTGTTTGTCACTGAAGCTACCTGATAAATAACATCCTCATCTTTTGCTTTAAAAAGATCGGAAATGTCAATTTCTCCAGACCAAGATGTTCCTGTTCCTTCGACAGTAGCATCGCCATTGATCATCTTAATTGTACCCAAGCGATATTGGCTCATGTGATTCTCCTTGTCTTTTATTTTACTTTACTATAGTACCATCGTCAAGTTAAAATGTTTTTCTAATAATTGAAAAATTATGCTATAGTTAATTAAATAGGAAATTAAAGTATGAAAAAAGCTATGATTGTTGTTTTTGCTTTGATTACTGTTATTATCACTATTGGATGCAATCACCCTATCCTTTTTGATCCGCTTGGAAATTGCAGAAATCGAGCTGTTTATTGTGCTCTTGAAGCTGCTGAAAAATATGAAACAATTATTGTTACTGGCCCAACAAAAGCATTTCCTCAAACAATTTCTCATGCTCAAGCTAAAGCAAAAATTAATGAAGAATGGCAATGGCTTTATATGATGGGTGAAGATTGTTATGTAGGGAATCAAGACCTCTTTACTCCTCTTACTGAATGGAGCATCATTAACTATGTAAAAAAACTTAGAAAGGAAGAATAAGTTTACCATGTTGCGATTTGTCTCCATCCTGCATCTCCATATATATAAATTTTGTTCTCGTTTGTGTTGATTTCAATTAAACCTTCAAACGGATTCGCTGTTTGTCCTGCATCAGTCTTGATTGCAACTCCTGGTACAACTAGCTTAGTGTTGTTGGTTTCTACTCGCATATGGAAGCCGGCATAACCGGCAGCAGCATTGATGTCCTCTACCCACAATTGAGCAATATTAGCGGGTGCAGTCGTAGGTGTGGTTCCACTGCCTATTCCCAATACTTTCGCAGCCGATGTGCCTACTGCTGTTATTCCAATAAGAATATTGCCTTGTAACAAAGTTTCAACAACAGAACTATTTCCAAGCACTATTTGATTAGATGCAGATGTTGCTGTATTATATCCGATTGCAACACTATTTGTTGCCGTTGCTAATTGACTATTCTGGCCCGCACCATATCCAAGAAAAACATTATTTGTTCCAGACGTTATAGCCCATCCCGAATAAGCACCAATAGCAGCATTGCCCGAAGCAGTTGCTTTTTTTAAAGAATCATAACCAACACAAGCATTATAATTGCCTGTAATGTTATAATAAAGAGCATTTCCGCCAACAGCAACTGAAGCACCACCTATAGTATTAGAATATCCTGCATTTGCTCCTATAAAAGTTATATTCTTCCCAAGATTTGTTGCCTGTGCTGTATTATACCCCAAAAGGGTGTTTGTGCTTCCAACACTAAAAACCTCAATTGAATCATTAATTATTTTGCCGAATGTATCGTTTTGTCTTGTATCCCACGAATATGTCCCCAAACTACCGTCTGCAATATTATCCGTATAAACAGTAGTTGTGTTATCACTAATAGTCGCAAGATAAAAATGTATTGAACCTCCTGCTAAAGTCCGGTAAATCTTCCTCGCTGTAACAGAAGAGGAACTACTAACAGGAATGCTTGTTAAGTCTATCTGTTTATGGGAAGCATCAACAGTAACCGAGTTAGACGTTGTTCCTATACTAGTTTCTCCAGTTGCAGTTACAAATGTGATACAATACTCGTGGCTTCCGTCAGTGACGTTGCCTGTTCCTGTTGCTACTAAAGTTGCTGTGCAAGCACCTGGTGCAGCTACAGAAGTAAAACGAAGTGACCCCCCCTCTTTCAATAAAACATTAGAACCATAATTAACTGTGATTGCGTTTACTGCTGAAGTTGTTAAAGTAACATCAGTTAGGATTGCAGCCCCCGTTGCCAATATTCTCACATTAGCATTTGCTGCTGCCAAAGTAGCCGTCTGATTTGCTCCACATCCGAACAATCCCTCATAAGTAATCTTGATTCCAGCCGAATTAGCTGATCCATCACCAGCAGTTGCAGAAGTAGCTAATGAAGCAACAGAAGTGTACATTTGGATAATAGTTTCAATTAATGTACCTTTAGTATAAGTTAAAGCTGTTCCATCCCAATTCAGATAAGAAGTTGCATCACCAACATAGAATTTAGCTGCTGATGCAGAGAAGTCATACCCCAAAATAAATCCAGAAATGGTATTATCAAAATCTGTTTTTCCATAATTGATTATTACATCTGTAGATGCTGAAGTCGCAGTTAATCCAGTTGCACCAACGCCCCAATAATTTGTCGATGTTCCGAATTTGCCAAAAGTAGCATTGACTGTTCCAGTAAAAGAGCCAGAAGTTGCTGTTATTATTCCTGTGATATTAGCTGATGTTGCAACTAAATCACCTGCTAACGACACCCTAAAGGGAGCGTCAGCAAAAGCAGTTGCGCCTAAGTGAATACCGGCAGTAGTGTCCAATTGTATTCTTGTAGAAGTTGTGCCTGCATATAAAGCTGTTGCTGTTGTTGTGTAACCACCGATAGTAGCAACACCAGCAGTTGTCCACGACAATGCTCGTGTTCCTGTCAACCCTAACCATCCAGAACCATCAGCAGCAATGTTTATTGTTTGAGCAGTTCCATTATATCCTCTAATAGAAGTAGAATCTAGTTTGATTCCTGTGTTCGCTGTTGCAGAAGTTTGAATAATTCCTGTTCCTATAGCAGTCAATAATCCTGCTGTTATTGCCCATCCGTTTGTAGCTCCACCTATATATCCCGAAGTAGCAGTAAGAACACCTGCTTGGGTAACAGTAAATGTTGGCGAACCTGTCGGACCGGCTGTAAATGCTGTTGCTCCAGAAGAAACTATTGTAGTATTCCCTGAAGCTGTTTTTGTCAAATCAGAAGCAGTGAGCCCAAAGCCAGAAAGGGAAGTAACCCCAGCAGTAGTCCAAGATAAAACATCTGAAGCTCCAAGAAAACCTGATCCGTCTTCAAGTATTTTAAATCTTGGGTTATTTGCATTTAATCCAAATAGCCCTGTCTTATTAATAAAAATTCCTGTTCCAACAGTTGGTGATGTCGGAGGAGTTGTCCCAATAGCTAAATAAGCATCTCCTGTACTTGAGAATGTAATTCCCGTTCCTGTCAAAGAAGTTGCTCCTAAAGACCAACCCCCTATATTTCCCGAAGTAGCAGTAAGAACACCTGCCTCAGTTACTTTAAAAGGAGCAGAAGCAGGTGTGACATGGCCTGCAAAAAACCGTATGTCATCTCCTCCTGTAACAGCAGACGATAACCCGACTGTACCAGCAGCATCTTTAATAGATGTGGCATCAACAACCCACCCTCCAACATATCCTAAAGTTGCAGTTATCGTTCCTGATATAGTTGCTGAAGTTGCAGTCAAAGCTCCTGAAGGTTCTACTCTAAAAGGTGCTGTAGCTCTATTAGCATAAGTGGAACCTGCATAAAAAGGAAAATCAGTAGGTGACATGCCTGAAGATGTAGAATCAATCCCCGTGTCCTTAGCTAAGTAAGCTGCATTTATTGACCATCCTGCAATATTAATTAAGGAATCAGAAATTTCAAATACTTTATTACTTGACCCGTCATATCCAAATAACCCATAAGCAGAACCTACTTTTCCTATTTTAATTCTGTCAATAGAAGAAGCAACTACTTTAATTAAGGGAGCGTCTGTTAATAGATCAGTGATTTCTAATGTTCCAGATATAATCTCATGTGCTGTAATATATATTGAAGGCTGCCATTCATGTATAGTAGTAGTATTCCCTGATTCAATGTAAATCCTTACATACTTTGCTTGAAAATTAGCAGGAAGGATAGCCAACACTTTCCCATTGCTATCTCTAACTGTCGTTAAGTAGTTTGTTTGTGCTAAAGCTTCAGATGTTCCATATGAAGTAAGGTAGCTTCCTGTATCTAAAGCATGAGCAGCATTGCCTGCATAAAATGTCCAATCATCAACCTCATTCAATTTGAAAGCAAAATAGCAATTACAGTTTTTATCAACCCAAAACAATTCCTTATGAAAAAGATGAGAGTTTGGATATACATTTTCTACATTAACCCAGGTCATATTGTAACTCCCCCTGAAGTTTTATTCCCATCATATAAATCTGAAGCATTTCCTGTTCCACCTGATTTCGTCGCAACCAACTGGAAGATATTATCTGAAATTGTGTCTGCTTTTGCTGAAGCAGTCTCAGAAGAAGAAACTTGACTAAAAACATCAATTGCTTGAACTTCAATGTAAACCAAAGCTTTATTTGTTTGGGCTGTTATTTCTGCTGCTGTTAAAATTCTTGTATATTTATTATCAGTTATAATTTCCCAAGAACTAAAACTTCCTGAACCTGCTTTTGTTCTAACATAATACCCCAACAAATCTTCTTCAGTGTTTGCATCCCAACTAAAAACAACTCCTCCAACAGTTGCATTTGTTGTTAAATTTGTAATAGCACTAGGAGAAGTATTTGTTACAGTTAATCGTGCCGGAAGCAATGAAACATCGGAAAGCTTACTCCTTGCTTTTACTTCAAATTTGAATGAAGCATTTGGAACATTGCCTGTATCAAAATTATTCTGAATAAACGAATAAACAAATTTTGTGTCCTGTACATAATGAGTACTTAAAGTAGCTCCTGCTGTAGTCAAAACCTTAACTTCATAATCTTTAAGCCAAGCATTAGGCCCTCTATACCCTGCACCCATTTCCTCATATCCTGCTCCAACAGAAATATCAACTCCCGAAACAGAATTCCATTGTATTTTACAATCCTTCCCGTCAAATTCATCTCCGTTAGGATCATCAATTAACTGAAGCCCTGAAACTCTTTTCTTCAAAAACTCTGAAAAGAACGAAGGATCACTTTGGATTGTAATATTTGCTGTTACAATACTCGTGAACGGAACTGTTAATCCTGTAAAATTAATTCCTAAAACTCCAATTTGATATGTTTTACTTAAAACAACATTCTTAACCCGATATGAAGTTGTTCTTGTTTCTCCATCAAATTGCCAATTAGTATAAGACCCATCAACTTGTACTTCTCTAACATAAACCTTTGCTCCTGAATATATTGTGTTATCACCTACTGCCCAAAAGGCTGTAATATTAGCAATCAATGCTTCTGAATTATCAACAGCTACTTCCTGCATCAACTGTAAATTAGTCACCTGCACAAAAGGCTCTAACGAAGAATAATTATTTGCAGGCTGAATATAAGACTCTCCATCTCCATCATAAATTAATTCATTATATTCAATGCCTGTAAGAGTTATTCGCAGATCAGCAGTTTTCCTCATCCCAATAATTCTAAAAGGCTTATAAGAAATGCTTGTTTCTCCAAATGTAAAAACATCAAACTGAGAAGGAATTGTTGCAAATGTTCCACTTATTGTTAAAGTTGTATAGTTTCCAGCAATAGAAGTAGCAATGACCTTATCAGCAATTGAGTCATCAGATAATTTCACAAGTATTTCATAAGTATGTCCTGCTTCAATCGTCACAGATTGATCCAATGTAATAGTATTTGTTGTTGCTGAAACAACCCTTCCTCCTGTTCCCCACGCAGGAACAGAATGCCCTACTCTAACAATATCCCCTACAGTACAAGCAATAGCATCAACATCGGCATTAAATTCAATCATCCTCAAAAGATATTGATTACAAAGCAATTTGTATTTAGCAGCTCTCCAAGCTTCTAAAGGAGAAGTTATGCCCATCATCTGTATTGATGCTTTATTACTAGGTTTTCCTATTGTTGTATTTATTAAAGTATATTTATCCTTTTCATAATCCCGTTCACTATTAATAAAATCAATTTCAATTTCTCCTGCTCGTTCAGCTTCAGAAAGAAATACCTCTTTAAATGAATCAACTCCTATATTCCCTATTGTAAATAGCTGTGTTTCTGTTCCTGCCTTATCAATAACAATCGTAATATTAGTTCCATTCCAAATAGGAATTGCTCTGCCTGTTTCACATACTTTAAGAACAGCAGCCCAAACATCAAATTGACTATCAAATATTCCGTTAAATGTAATTCGTTTTGTTCCTACTACAATTTCATCACACCAATCAGCCCATTCAGCAAATTTGATAAGATCAAGATAAGCGGGATTATATCCATCATATCTATTTACTGTTTCATTCTCATTAAAAACAGGCTGAGTAAGAATATCCCAACAAACCCAAGCAGGATTATTTGTATAAGCAACACTCCATGTGCTTGTGCTTGAATTATAAACCCTACATTTCAAACCTTCAACTAAACAAGAAAATCTCAATGAGCCTGATATTTGCTGTGTTGCAAGAGATTTGATTCCAACTAAAGCAATCCGAGGATAAGAAAAATCATCATAATAAACTTCTCTAACCATTGGAAAATGAAGTTTATCCCCATACCGAATATCAGTATTTTCTGTTGTTAATCTTGTTACTTTTATATCATAAATTCCATGAGGAAGACTTTTAGCTATAAATTTTTTTGTTATTGAAGTTGATTTATTCCCTTGTAAAGTAGCATAATCATTTTGTCCTACTACAAGATCCGCTGTACTGTAAATACTTCCTTTTACCCACGACCAAATCAAAGGAGTTCCGTTTTCTGTCTCTCCCGTTGCTTCTCCGTCTGAATGATCTTCATAAACATTAGTATCTATTCCCTTTTCAACCCATATATAGTATGGGTCTTCATCCACTACAAACCAATATCCTTTTGACCATCTTCCTGATACTTCCCCGTCTGTAACAGTTGCAGTAGAAAGCCAAGAAGAGCTGATATTTGTCCAAGAAACATCCCCTTGCTTTTTAATCTCCACCTTTACATCAACAGAATAATTTTCATATGTTCCTGCATCTGTAAAATGATAAAGACCTTGAGGAAAAGAAACATCAATTTCTAAACCATCAAAAGTAGATCCGTTTGTTGTGTATGTATAAGCTGTATTATACTGTAATAATCCGTTAGAAACAACAAACTCTATTTTTGTGTCATTAAATGCAGGAATAACCGTTTGATTTACTGTTCCAAGCTTTACATAGATTTCTGTTCCATCAAAATTAGTTGAAGCTACTCCGTTTTCACTCGTTTTTACTAATTGATCATTTAGTTTATAATCATAAACTTTATTGATAGGCCCACACCCAAGCCCTATTAAAACCTTAGCTGTGTAATTATTTCCTGTGCTTTCAAGGAATCCTGTAATGACATTTCCATAAACTTTATTTAATCCATATATTCTAGGAATTACAATACCTTGTTGTTGAACAGTTTGTGGGCTCCAAGAGTATGTCTGAGAAGAATTTGTATCTAAAGCGTCCATTGTTTGAGAAGGAGGAGTATTTGGAGCAATTGCATTTACTAACTTAGAGCCTACTGTCATTATTGATGTAGTAATAACAGCAGCCATGAAGTATTCACCAGGATACTTCAATAAATAATATTGCCCTGTATAGATTGCAACGGCAGCAACAACAATCATTAAAATTGATCCAAGAGGATTTTTACCGTCCCCTCCTCCTTGAATATCAGGAACAACTAAAATTTCATCTCCTTCTTTAATACGCACATACTCCCATTGAGCTGAAGCAATGGTTTTCCCATTTACTGATATAGTAACCTCTTGTGCATTAGGAAATTCTTCACAATAGAGATCGAGAATTGTAAGATCGTCTAAAATTGACCTGTTAGAAACGATTTTACAATCCCTTTTGAAAGGATTCTCTATCTTAATGAGCTGATATTGTTTTTCCATTTATAAAACCCTTTAATTCTTGCTTTGTAAAAAGGATCACTCAACCGCTGAATTGAAACACACTTATTAATCAAGATGTGTATAAAATTATCTTTATTCTCTAAAACAATCCCGATATGGTTAATTTGTTCAGGGCGTCTTAATGCAAATAATGCCATACAATATGGTTCGGGATTGCCTATTGTATCACATAGCTCTATTCCCTTAACAAACATTAGGTTAATTAAGCTTCTTTCATCTGGATGGTTATAATAAGGAATGTCTAGCCCCATTCCCTTATAAAACTCTTTGCATAGCCCATAACAATTCAAACCTTCATTAAGGTCAGTTCCCCCCTGCACATAAGGAATAGGCTTCTCCAAAAGATAGGAATAAAAAGGTCTAAGCAAATCTCACTCCTCCTAAATCAAGACCTATAAATCCTCCAAACCTTGCTGAGTTAAGCAAGATTCTACAATTTGTAAGAGTTCCATCACAAACCGTAGCTGCTCCTGCATACCCACACTCAACACCTTTAAATCTACTAACCCAATTGCAATGATTAGCAATGTACCTATGCAAAGGGAATAGTTTGCTTAATGGGTTAGGAACACCTAAAGTAAATGTTGCATAGTTAGCATCTGCTTCAGCACCTACAACTTCAAAGTTCAATTCAAGTTCTGCATACTCAGCAGGTGGTACATCGTTCAGATGATCTGAATTAATAACTATTAGCCTCACTACAGACCCTATTCCGCCTGAGAACTGCTCAAGATAGGTCTGAAGTGTTCTTGTCACATTACTCATCTTTAAATTGACTTGTGG